CGTCGGCAAGTTCGGCCATAAACGCCTTGATTGCTTTGCCCTTCGAGCCATACGTCGCCGCGTCGCCAACCAGGCTGCACAGCGCGGTCTTTTTGATCTTCACCGCATCCCATAGCGGCTCCATGCCGCCAAGGGCCTTGACCGCAATCGGCCACGCCTCATGCGGGAGAATCGTTTGCGTGATTCGCGGTTTCATTATCAACTCGCGCCCGTCGCCGGTGGGGATCGGGCCCGTCGCGGACACCGCGTTTCTCAGCGTTGCGTGATAGTGCTCGATCGCGGCTTCCAGCAGCTTCACCTTGGGATAGAGTATGCCCAAGTCGGCAGGGGCCAGCGCGTCAATCTTTTCCTCGGTGCTCAGGTCGGCCACCGTCGCGCGTATCAGCGCACGCCGCGCGGGGCAATCGGGCTGACGCGGACAAAACCGACAATTATCCCACGTCGGACAAAACGTGTTCGGATGCGCTATAGCCCAGCGCATTTCACGCCTAAGTTCGACCGCGTCTGCGTCAAGATCAATATCAGTGATATGGACGAACTGATCGCGCAGGTAACAAATAGCCAGTTTCGCTAATCTGGAAGTAGCATGTATACGTTCCCGATTTAAATATCCATAGCCGCGTAATTGTGCGTGGTGGTTAACCGTTGCAATACCGCTTTTCCAATCCCATATCACCAGGCGATCATCCGGGGTTTTGGCGATCAGGTCGGCTGTACCAGTTAAGATAATATCGTCCAGCAAGGGGGCGGTGGATTCTTCTTCACAGCCGAGTAGGATCAGTGAATCGTCGTACTCATCCCAAATGCGCCGACCGACGAAAAACAGCGGGGCGACTTGCTCGCGCCCAACACTATAGCGCAGAGACAGCGCGTCCAGATCGGGCACATTGCCGTCGCGCACATATTCCGCCAGGGCCGCATGTACGGCCTGTCCGACCAGACTGTCGTCGCTATCGGCAGAACGCAGTTGCATCTCCTTGTCCGTATCCAGGCTTGCCGGGCATGATAAAATACGCGGCAGGCTGGAGCAATGGATCGTGACGTGCTCAGGCATCGGTTTTCACCTCCAGTCTTCAAGGGGCATTTGCGTTTCCTTTCAAAATGGCAAAATGGCCTCGCCAGCGGTGAGCAGGGCTTCATCATAATCTAGCCCGCAACTGGAAATACTTCGGTTATCGTTGCCTATCACATACGCCATTCGGCGAATATTCTCGCGTTTGCCCCCAGCCCCATATTGCTGGACACTGTACCCCGCCTCAATGAGCTTCTCGCGGAGCGCGTCGCGGTATTGTCGGAGCATCCTTTTCTGTTTTGCGGCGGTTTCGTTGGGGATCGTGATACGCTGTAGCTTCTGGAATTCGTCCGGCCACCCGGCCCATTCAAACACCTTTGCGTACCGTTGCAAGAGTTTGCTCAATTTCACGCCATGCTCATTCATGTCCATCACGTCTCTCCTTTCGGCCAGCTCTCCCTGCGTTGGCTCCCGTTCGCTCATGTCTCCTCCACCTCCACGCGCATCCAACCCGGCCATGTCTGCTCAATGTACGTTTCCAGCTCGGCCAGTGCATTCTCAACTGCCTCATACTCCTGCTCGGACTGATTCTCGCCGCGCACGCCAGGGGATTCCGGCACGGTGCTACTCACCATGAACGTCCAGGTCCCGATCTCGTGCGGCTCACAATCCGGCTCGCGCAGACTGGGGTCGTGCTCCAACATTTCGGCTCGATTCATGTTGCATCCCCTTTCTGTGATTCAGGCGCCCGCCCTGCCAGCGCCAGCATTCCGAGCGTGTATCCATAAGCGACCCGCCCCGCCATCGTGCTGAGGTCAGATTGGAGCGCCGGGTCTGTCGCGGCCTGTGGGCGAGCCGCGCCAGTAGGGCTACCCGACGCTCCAGGGGGGGGTTCATCATGCGCGGGGGGGCGAAGCGAGGAGCCGGGAGCTTCCTCGCCGGAGAGGACGCAGTCCCCCCGCGCATCGGCGTTGCCATGCAGTCGGTCACGGATATCCGCGCCGAGGCTCGCGTGGCGGTTCAGAACTTCTTCAGGACTTATATAACCGAGTGGCGGATTCATTCGTCCTCTCCTTTCCAATTCTCCCGGTCGCCCTCGTCTTTGTCTTCGATCAGTCTTTGCGCGTCTGGTCAACTCCCGATTTCTTCCGGCATACTCGCCGCGCCAATTCCAACAATGCCGGTGTCATGGCCTTTCCGCACTCCCACTGGCTGATGATACTCGCGCCGGATTTCAAGTGCATCAAATCGGCTAGCTCTCGCTGTGTCAGGTTCGCGCCGATTCGCAATTTCTTGAGTTCCACGCCGGCTGAGGGTGTTTCGTACATTGCCATAATCGCTTCCTCTCTAATACTATGTCCATGCAATCCATAATTACATTATAGCATGGCGCGAGAGAATGTCAAGCGGTTTCGCGGATTTATTTTTTGGCATCGGTTTATGCGTTCGCGTGTGCAGCAGCGAGCGCCTCGTCGGGCGTGTCGAACGGCACCAGCGTATAGTGCGAATCGCCCGCGCCGTTCCAGTCGGCGTCGGTGAGCCGGTTATCGTCGTCCTGATGCTCTCGCCAGGCGTACCCGGCGAGGCGCGTCGGTTCGCTATCAGCGATCATGTCATCCTCATTCCATTCGTAGGCGTCAGCGTCGGCCTCGATCGCGGCAATATCCACGCTGCCGACTATCGCGACGAACGCCGGGGACTCAAACCCGCCGTTCGTGTACTCCCACTCGGCGGCGTGTTGCCCGGCGAATCGGTCCATCACAACGGCGTCGGAAAATCTGAGTCTACGTTCCATTGTCCATCCCTCCGTTCAACCCGCCGCGCGGTGTGCGCGGTCGGCCTCCCTAGTATCAGCGTGTCCGCACGCCAGCGGCTCGCAGTTCGGCCTCGGCAGCCGAGGCATGTAATCCATGCGCGACGATCATGTGAATCGCCGCACGGCCAACGTCGCGGCAGGCGCGCCCACAGCGCGGGCAGGAAACCGCACCCGCGATCCGGCTATTATCGGCATGCCGCCGCCGGGCCCGGCATTCGCGTGCGCGATCGGCTACCTCGGTCGGCGTGACCTGCTCCGTACTGAGATCGTCATAACCTGTTTCTATCGTCCTGTCCTCTCTCGTCTGAACCTGTTTCATGTCAACTTCCTTTCCTTCCACCTATCTATATTATAGCGCGCGGCTATACGTGTGTCAAGCGGAATTCCGGATTTTCCTTAATTTATTTTGGCAGGCCGAAGCTGCGTAAACGTTTGAAGGTAAGGTAGTTACAACGTGCGGCGGGAAATTGCGGAAAAATAATTGCCTGATTTATATCTCTAGCCCCAGTAGGCCCCCGTGCAGCGCCCGGGCTCATTGCCTGGACGCTGCGCGGATAAACTATCATTCAGGTAACGTGACGTTACGCCATCCAGGTTACGACGAGGTAGAGACTAACGATGGCGGCAAGGGCGACGACAATTACGCCAAGCGTTGCAACGCCTCGTCTACCATATCGTCCATCTGTGCCGTCTTGAGTTTCGCCTGGGCGAGCAGAGGTTTCATCTGTTCCTTCAGGGCTGCGGTGACCTTCGGCCCAATATCCGGATGGTGCTTGAGTGCCTCGATAAATTGTATCGCCGCGTCGCGCGCCTTGCGACCTTCCTTGCGTTTCGCCGTCTGCCAGCCCGCGAGCGCGGTCGTGGTCGCTGTTACTAGGCCCGCGCTGAGGGCCAAAATAGGGTGGATTTGGCCGATGTCTTCGGCGGTGCGATTGATGGCATCCTTATTCGTAACGGTGTTGCCATCGGTATCAGTGCCGACGGGCGTGTTGAGCCATCGCGCGATCGTCGCGCAGCCGACGAGCGTCAGCACAAGCGCGGTGATGATTAGCACGGCCAAGATTTGAGTGCGAGTCATCGTATCCTCCTTTCCGCCTGCCTACTAGCAGGAATAAAAACGGCGCGCAACCGGCATGCCAGCCGGTGGGCCGGGGGAGCGTCCACCGTTCGGTCACGCGCCGATAATCGTTCGATATTCTCGATCGAGCAACCAAGCCCCGCGCTTTGCCATGCGAACTTCTGCACGCTCGCGGGGCGCTTTTTGTTGCCGCCGATGCGGAGTCCGTTTCTTGCTACGTTGCTTTGCGCTCATTCTTTATCGCTCCAACCTCACAACACCGGTAACACTCATAAATGATATATAGGCCGTTTTTGCAGCCTTGAACGTTGCATGCGGCGTAACCCTTGGAATCTCCATCCCGCAGGCTTGGCATTATGCAAGGCGCGTCATACTTTTTCCCTGCATTCTATCGCGGAGCCCCGTATTTTCATGAGCGAGGGGCCGTCCCTGTGCCGGTGCGGGCCACGATATTGACTCGGCTTTTGCGCGGGCTGGCATGCTGTACCGCCGGTTGAGCAAGTCAAGAGCGAACCGGATACATTGAATTATCTGAGGCGATTCTACCATAGGGCCGATGGCGTGTCAAGCCTGTCATGGCGCATTAGTTTTCAAGTGCTCGAGCTCGCGCTCGATGCGTGTGAGAGATTGCTGAATCGCGGCAAGCCGTTCCTCGAACCGGCCGGCGTCAATCGCGCGAGCGCGCGTGTCAACCTGAATCTGCATCACCTGGCCGTCAAGCACGTCGGTTGCCATGCGATTCTCGGCGCGCGCTTCCCTGATAGCGTTCCATTGAAATTTCATGCAGATGCCGATGATAAGAACGCCAACGCTCATGAAGCCCAGCAACGCTTTCATCCACGTGCACGGCGCGGTGTGATTATCTCCAGCCATAATTTCTCCTAGATGTTCACGGATTCCTTGCGCGGTATCTGAAGAACGCCGATCCCGATACCGTGCGGATCGCCCTTCCCGTAGAAAAACTTCCATGAGCGCCAGCCTGTCTCTCGCGCCAGTCCGCTAAAAACAGCGCCCGGCCCGGCCTCAGTATTTTGCCAGTCTCCAACATGTTGGAATACGATCAACCCTCCCGACCGGACAAGCGGTGAATAATTCTCGAAGTCGCGGGCGACTTGCAATAGTGAATGATCGCCGTCAATATGTAGAAGATCGACACCACCGGCGCTCCAATTCTTGGCATCATGGACAACGGAATCGGACGACGTCTTGAACCACGTAACATCATGTCCGTTGGCCTTGAGTTTGTCAAGCATCTTGCCCAAGCAAATGCTTCCATCCGCAGATTGCGGATGATGCGGATGTGATTCAATCGCCAGCACTCGTATAGGTCGGTTGAGCATTCCGCACACGATACCGAGCCAAGCGCCGGTTCCCGAACCGATCTCGACAACCGACATAATATCCATACGGCGGAGAAGCCCTGCCAATTCGGAAAACTCCTCGTGACATTGCTGCGCATTGCCGATAAGATTTTCCACGTCCTGTTTCTTCGTCAGATATAGTGGCCACGTTGCGCCGCTGCTCCATGCAGGCGCATTCAAGACGCTGAATATCTCGCCCGTGACATACTCCGGTTGAAGACCAATCATGCAGGGCCGGAACTTGCCTGCGCCGATTACCGTATCCGGGCATTTGTCCGCGCGAGGATGGTCCCAACAGGGCGCGCAATCGAACGCACTGCTCCGAAGTATCCGGTTCCCACTCCCCCACGGCGCGTTTTTCCGCTCACTGGACGGCCCGTAGAGCAGGATACCCGGAGTCCCTACCGCATTCGCCAGGTGGCTCAAGCCATTGTCAATGCCGACATACAACCGGCATCCCCATAGGACGCCGGATGCTTCATAAATGCTGGTCTTGCCGCATAGGTTTTTCCCCAGCGAATCCATCCACGGAGCATCATCCTCAGCGGTTCCTACGAATACGAGCGGGACGCCTGCGCGCGCGAGGCGTTCGCATACCATGCGCCAGTGTGGGTATTTCTTGGACTTGTACCCGGCACAACCGACACCGACGGCAACCATGCTCTCGCCGATTTCATTGACTTGCGGCCATCGTCCGAGTGTTGCCGGGGGCATCGGCCCGGTGAATCCAAGCTCCCGGATCGCTTGGACATTGCATTCCACTTCATGGCGCGTTCGCCAGCTTTTTGGAACCGCCGCCGTTTCCGTTCCACATGGGAGAAAGGCCGGAGCACTCGCCCAATAGCTCCCGACGACGCGCCGATAGTCCGGTAAGTCGGCTATGGGAATCGTGTCCACAACTTTTCGGATATATGGTTGCTGCCCAAGAAGCTCCCGCGTGCCGTCCTGGTGCAACTTCTTGCCGACAATATCTACCGGCTCGTTTCCCCCCAACTCATACAGGGCGCGAATCGCTGGCAGACACATCAGCGCATTCCCCAGCCCCCCGCCGAGGTAATAGGCCGATCGCCGCGCCTTTGGACTCGCCTTCCACTCGGCCAGATTGGGATAGCCGACATGCTCAAAAAACTCGGCATCCGTGCGCTTTTTCTTCTTGGCAAACGTGCGCCGTTGCGCTTCCACGCGAGACCCTTGAAATAACTCAACCGCTTTCTCGTCGGTTCGGAATCGCTCGAAAAAGGGAACCCACACCGCGCGCCATGTATCCGGTGAAAATACAACGCGCGTCGCATACCGCTCATTCGCCCCGCGATGCCCGCCGGGAATTTCATAAGGCGCGATTGCGCGGCCCTGCGGATGATTCCATGAGCGATATCTATGCAGACAGATAACGTCGCGGGCAATCAGAACCGGGGTAGCGGAAAACCAGGCGCGAAGGGATAATCCGAGTTCCTGGCTCCCCCACCACCCCGGATACCGATTCCATCCGCCGAATGCGGCCAACGTCTTGATCGAGTACGCGAAGCATGAGGGGTTGACTGCATCGGTCTCCGCGATCGCGTCGCGCGGCCTGCTCGTCGTGTTAATCACGCAAAGGCCCGGTGAATCATCCCGGCCCGTCATGGATAGCTTTCCACCGAAGTAGCAGTTGCTCGGTATTGCCAGGCGATCCTTGTAGCGGGGACATGTTATCTGGCAAATCTTTCGGTCTCCATGATCCTTACACGTCTTGTCGTTTTCGCATCCGAGCGGCCCCAACGCCGGGGTTACGATGCACCGACGCTCCATGACGAGCTCGCCGATAATATCAGCAGCTCCCGGAGTCAGACATCGGTTGTGTCCGTCGTTATGCCAGACCCAATCCGGCTTGAACACTTTCTGCGCCTGCTGAACCGCGAGATGCTTTGCCTCGCCGATTCCGATACGTTCATTTGGGCGCACGATCAGCACGTCCTCGGAATCCTCGAACTCGTCCAGCGACCCGTCGCTTGTGCCATCGCCGACGACGACGGCGCAGAAGTCGTGTTTGCCCCGCGCTTCCCGAAACGAGTTTATCGTCCAGTGGACATCCGGCCCCTCATCAAGCACGTTCAAAATGAGTGCGAACTTCATGACATTGTCCCTTCGCTATCCAAAGTGCGGGCAACTTCTGCACTTCGTCTCCTCAACAATCCTGCCGAGCTTGGAACAGTAGAACCGCTCCACCGTCCCACAACATCGGTGTTTGACGTGATCAATCGTCGGACCATGATGTGTGCAATGCGCACGCCAGGTTTTCTTGCGAATACTACGATAGTGTTCAAGCGCGGATTGCGCGGGCAACGGCATAATCTTCCACCTCCGCAGCTGCTTCAGGGGTCAATTCTCCTGCGCGAACCATTTCAGTCAGCATGGCGCGCAATTTCTCGCGGTCCCGGCTGTCGGCTGCCCACACGTCAACCATCCGCTTCCCGCGTGTGACAAAATTGGCGTGTGCCTTTGCGGCGTTCGCCGCGCGCTCGCCGTCCATGTCTACGGGCTTAAGTTCACGCCATAAATCGCGCGGGCAGTTCGCCACTTTGCCTTCGAGAAACGCATCATCGAGAAATACATCTCCGGCATCAGCGCAACGTGGCCACGGGTCCACGCTGGCATGCCGCGTGTAGCGCGACGCGCATGTGTGGCAGCAGCGGATGCGGGCCAGTTTTTCTCCAGTCATTTTTACCTCCTACGAATAAACGATTAGTTCCGATGGCCATGTGTCGGAGCCTTGGTTGCAAGTACCGCTATCCAGGCTGAACGTTCCGGCGGGGCATGTTCCGTTCCCGCTCGCCTTGCGTGTGTAATATCCGGTTCCAGGGTCGCCGCCGAAATTGGTGTACCAATACCCTGATATACAACCCATTTCGCCCGGCGTAAGGGCATTGCTGGAACCATCGTAAATATAGGCATGCGAACCCGTCGCACCATCCCAGGCGCAGCCTGTGGTGCGTGGGAAATCCGCAGTGGCGGTCCAGGGGCCCATGTCGCAGGTTGAGAAATCTATGTCAGTGTAGTAGGTCTCGGCGCAACCGGGACAATCGTCGGTCGGACATTCGCCAGCGCCGGTAACGATGTTGGTTATCTCCCGCGTGACGCATTTCGAGAATGGCGTGTTGTACTGGGTCAGGGGAAGGGTCGCGATTGTCGTCTCGCGCGTCACATCCCTTGAATTCGCCGTTACCTCTCGCGTCACCGGGCGCTCCGCCGTTACCGTGATGTCCTTGGTCTGGTATTGGACTTCCTTTGTGACCGTGCCGTCGGGAATTGTCGTTTTCCGTGTTACGTCTTTAGTCTGTGCCGTCACCGGCACGGTGGAATATTTTGTACAGGACATCTCGTAAGGGGTATGTATGTGCGTTACATTAGTCCACCGTTGCCGTGTGACCGTGGACAGCCTTGTCACCGTTTGCCACGGATAGCGCGTGACATCCGTTACGCGCGTGACGGTATGAGTCACCAACCTCGTGACCTGGCGGGTAGACCACCGCGTGTCGGTAATAATCCTGGTGAGTTCCGGCGCCTCCGTTGCAGGACATAGGCCGTCGAGCCGAATGACATTATTCCCCACGTGCTTCGCCGATATTCCGCCCCCGATCTCAAAACCGCCAGCGGGAATACGCGTACCGTCAGATTTTCTCACAAAGACAATCATACCGTTCGCTCATATATTTTTGTGAAGCACGTTTGTGGGCGCGTGACGCTTTTCGTTGCCGTGATCTTATCGGCGGTGACGCTGGCAGTGTTCACCGTCACTGCACGTGTTACGTCTTTGGATTGCTCCGTCACCGGACGGCTGACCGCCGTGACAGGCGACTCGGCTGTAGCCGATATGTTTTTCTCGGCAGTCAAATATCTTGTTACCTCGGCGGTATTCGCCGTCACCCGGCGAGTAACCGGCTTGCGCGTGACGGATGTTTTTACCGTCACATAGCGGGTAATGGCCTTGTACACAGTCATGGTGAACGCCTCGGTCACCGCCGTAACATCGCGCTCACGCGTGAGCGTGCACCACGAAGACACTATTCTAGGATTGGCCCAAATCCCGCGAGTAACCGGCTTCTCCTGCCATTGGGTAGCAACCAAATCATGCGTAACCACTCTCTCGGCTGCCGTGACCGGTGTAGCCATTCCGCCATAGATAACCATGCCGTTGTCATCCTGGCGGAGTGTATACCCTACCGGGACAACGATCTCGTCGGCGAGAAGATAATAACCCCTGCTGTCAACAAAAACTTTCACGGCTTGTATATCTCCACTGCTCCGGCCCAAGGCTTCTCCATCGTCAAACCGTCACCCAGCAGAATCACCTCGGCATTGACCTGATTAAGCGGATTCCCCGCGTGCTCTGTTTCCGCCGATCTGCACAATGGCGAATCTGCCCTCGGGGTTTCTGTTTCCCCCACCACTTTCCGGCTGGAGAGCCCAAAGAATCTTGCCCGCTCCAACAGGGGCAACGACTACGCTCGCACGCCCCGCGAGAACGTCGCAGCGATCCAAATGGACGGTCGTCAGCGGAAGATGAAAGGCGCTATTAGACACTCGGCAAGGCACTACGCCGCTGATCGCAATTCGTCCGATAGCGCCTGCGGTGATTGCCTCCAATGTAATTCCCCACCGCCCGATAAAGCTAATCGTCGGTAGCATACATTCCAGCGTCAACTCGCGCGCGGGATTATCGCGTACAAATGATTCATCCCAAATATTCTCAGCATAGGGATGGCCGGTTTTCCACGGCGGGCCCTCCTGATCGCCCAGCGGCCACGTGATCTGCGCGGCGGAAAACATCGCTAGATCGCTCTCTCCGATATTCACCGCCTTGACCGTCAACATCGGTGCATGCCAAGATCGCTTTTTGCCCCGCGCGGTAATGGACATGCCCGCCGGAGTCATCGTCACTTGCGTGCCGAGAACGCCCGATGTTTTATTGAACAGTTGCGTGGCCGCCTGGCTCAGGGTATTGAATTCCCTGGTGGTAACTGTATCACCCGGCGTTTTGGCTGGCGGCGGCTCTGGCATTTCTAGGACCCGATACCGATACCGGAAAAGTTTTTATACGGATAAACTTCCGCAACGTGAAAGGCTTTTATCCGTGGGATTCCACGGGTAGCGTCAGGCACCTCCTCGTATTCATACCACAAATAATCCCAGGGCCACGGCTGAATGTGCTCGGCATCATACCAGGGATAAGGATAGGGCGGAGTCTCTGACGCACCCGGGGGGGCTGGAAGAAGCGACTCGGGAACCGGTATCACCGCCATCTGGCGACCGATAAAATGATAGGTTGCCTGCCACTTATGCGCCTTGAGCTGTTGTACGCGAGCGCCCAGAAACAGCAAGGTTCCCATTTCCATGCCCTTCCAGTCCCTATCATTCACACTAGAGCCGTACTCAAAGAGTGGATCCGCCAATGAAAAATCTTCATAATAATGCGTTTCGATATAGGTAAACGTCGGACGATAAACATCAACACCATTCACGCCGTCCTTATCTACGCCGATCAAATTGCCGACAACATCGGATTCCTCCGGCCAATGATACGGGCCATACAAACCAGGACCAGGCCCGAGAGCCGTCTTGACATTTTCCGTAGTTGCGGATGTGTCATACTCTACCCGAGTATCGCCGATGCCCTCGGGTTTTTTCGTTTCTTCCGGCGTCTTGTACGTTACAGTCAAAATGCCGTGCTCGCCATTGCCCGTTGGAGCAAAGCGTTTCGACACTACCTCCAAATCCCCGTAAGCATCACCGATGTTGGGACCATAACTTATGCCGATTGCCTGGTTGCCTGTCGGCACGCGGAAGATACGTTCCCGCGTCTCCTTGCCGACCTCCTTAGTCCAGGAACCAGTTGCTTCAAGTTCTTTCGATGGATACCAAATTGCCATTATCGCTCATTCCGAAAACCACGAGCCGGGCTCGCCTTTCGCCGAAATGCGTGCCGTGTTTTTGTCGAGACTTGCCTCTACACGAATCAATGCCCGCGTGTTTTTTTTTGTCGTCTCAGTGTTTCGTACCACCGCGTCCGCCTTTTCCTGCTCGGTCAACTTCGGCCCCGAAGGCATCTCCGACAATGGCGGCCTCCCCGGAACCTTCATCGCCATGAGGCTCATCTGGAGTGTGCGCCCCCCAAAACCCCCGCCGGTAGCCAGCGTAGACATCTTATCTATCGTAGCATCGAGCGATATATTGATTCCATCCGCAAAGTTCTTGAAGGCCTCCAAACCGTTTTTGAGTTGATTGATAAGTCCTTTAGCCTTGCCGGACATTTTATCTATTTCGTCACCTACGAAAGTGCCCTTAAGCGCTTCCTCGAGAATATCGAGTTTTTTTAGTAAATCATCAATTGTCTTTTTGCCGCGTGCATCCCACTTAGCCCAAAGCTCCGTTACCTCCAGGGCGTCACCAAGTTCCTTCTTGAATTGATCGAGTGATGGAAGATCGGGCTCTCGAAGATGCTTGAGTCCTTCAAGCAGTATATCAACACCAGGATGCTTCTCGGTGAATAGCTCTTCTCCAATCTGTCTCAGCAATTTTAGACTGTCTGTGATATCATTGTAGCCCCGTTTGAAGTAATCCCAGATTGCTTGGCAAGCAGTGCGAGCAATGGATACAATGCTAATGCTCGCTGTTTTCCATGCTGTTACTAACGTATCAAAACCAATTGCTAGCCCAGATCGAGTAACTTCCCACGCCTCGAACGCCTTAAGCCACCCGGCAGTTAGCCATGTACCGATCTTGGTTCCCCCGATTCGGACATTTTCAAGGAACGTGAGAAAACCACTATTCGTAATTCCCAACGCATCGCCAAGGAGTAACGCAGCCGTAATCCCCGCCGCCATAACTCCTGCCGGACCGAACAAAATACCCAGAAACTTCAGCGCCATACCAATCGCAAGGACCGCCGCTCCCACACCGAGGAATGTCAAGGCGAGTTTTGCCCCCATGACAACCGCTTGCTGATTCGTATCCACCCACACCCGCGCCCTGTCCGCGAGCTTCCCTATGCCGGCCGCCGCGCGACTTACCGCATTGAGCAGCGGCATGCCGATCGAGATAGCAAGATCGCGAACGCGATTCTTCATAATCTGCATTTGCCCGTCAGCCGTCTGCATCTGTAGCGCGAACTCGCGCTGCATGGACGTGCCCTTCTCAAACTCCTCATTGGAAGTCTTCAGCGCCCCGTCCAGTCCTTTGAGATTCTTCGCCAGCGCGTCAAGGGCCTGGCTGGATACCCCAGTCAAAACGCCACGCAACTTGTCCGCTTGTTTGCTGCCCTTTTTAAATTCGTCGGCCAGCCGCTTGATTACCTTCAGTGGTGCTGTGTCGCGCATGTGCTTGAACTCGTCGGCTGTCATGCCGACTGCCGCCGCGATCTGCTGCATTTTGCGCGGCTCCATGAGCGCGTTCGCAAGACGACGAAGCCGAGTACCCGCGCGGCGCGAGGAGGCGGAAACCTCATTGATGGACGCTGATAACGCGAGGATTTCCACATTCGTCATCCCGAGCGCGTTCAAGGCCGGAGCCGCGCGGAGCGCGTTATCCACGATCTGAGATTGCGAGGTTGCCATTGTGTTGCCGAGTGAGTTGATCGCGGAGCCGAGATTTTCCACCGCGTCGAACGGGGTATCCGTCAACTTCGCGAGCTTTGCGAGCGCCATGCCCGCGTCCTCGGCGGAGATGTCCGTAGCGACGCTCATCTTCGCGACGGCTTCCGTGAACTTCGCGATGTTCTCAGCGCCCCGTACGCCGAATCGGGCAACGTCAGCGGCGATCTGTGCGATCTGCTCTGTCGCGAGCGGCATGTTTCGCCCCATCTCGCGGACAAGACGCCCCACCGCCCGAGCGGTGACTTCGTCGGTGACCTTCGCGACCTCGACCATCGCCTTCTGGAATCCCATCGCGGCCTTCACGCCCAGGGCGAACGGCGCGGCTATTACACCGCCGAGCGCGAATGTCGTCAATCCCATCCGTTGGAAAGATGCCCCCGCTGCTGCAAGTTTCGTTTTCGCGGCGGCAAGCCCGGCGTCAAGCCGCCTGAGCGAGGCTCCGATGGAAATATATGCCTGACCGGCTATGATGCCGCTTGCGTCTGCCATCCGAACTTCTCCCAACGCCGTTCAATCTCATCCTCAGACAATTTATCCGGCAAATGCTCCCGCGCCCATTCCACAGCTGCATTGATTTCCGCCAGTGAAGATTCACGATCCTCCGCACTGAACGGGTCATATCTGCTCGGCGTTACGTGTTTCGCGCCGAGAGACCGCTGGATAATGTAGCAAAGGTAGGCCGTCCTTTTCCATTCGGCCTTTGCTCGGCCACGGGCAAGCCGTTCAAGTTCCCAGAACTGATACGGGTCCGGCGATGGAACGCCGGCCGCTCCCGCAAGTTCGAAGGCTAACTCCCAGTGGTCGCCGGCAAAGGGCGCGCATTGGCGTCCATCGCGCCGGATTTATCGAACATCCGAAGAGAACTGAACTCGAATGCGGCAACAGCGGCCTGCACATGGCCATCTAAAAGCTCCTCGAACTGATCGCGTCCGATTCCAAGTTCCTTCGCCTGTTTCTTGCATGCAAGCCAAATGCCTTCCATGGTCCCGCTGAATCCGAGGGTTTGACCGCTAACCGGTTTTCCAAGCCACGCCTCGAGTCGTCGGATAACTCCGATGGTAACGTGCGGTATCCAACGAGTCCCATCATCAGTCTCAAAGCAACCGTCTGGAACCTTGTCTTCTTCGTTCATTGTATTGTCCCTTCGCTATGGTGAAGGAGCGGAGGGGCGCATACCGACGCGCGCCGGATAAATGCACCCCCGCTCCAGTGGACAGCATCAACTTCCGGCCGGCATCTTGGAGACGACGCCGCGAGACTTGATGCTCACGGACATCATCACCGCGTTGTCAAGATCTTGCGGGCCCATCTTAAAGTTGAGGACGCCGCAAGTACCGGAGAATCCGTAGCCATTCTCGTCCAACATCGTGAATGAGAGATTAGAGTCATTCAGCCAAGCATCGCGGATCGTCTGAACCCCTTCGTTTGTCGGAACCCAGAGAACCTCCAGATCCGCGGTCATGCGCCGCCGTCCCTGTTGCCAGTTATCCCACCCGCTGTCATCGCGGACGGTGATATCCTGCTCATCGCCCTCAAAGGTCGGATCGACATTGCGGGCTTTTCCAACGGTTGTCCCGCCGAACGCCAGAGTACAATTAAATCCCTTTGCAGCCATGTTCACTCCTCCAAAATACGAACGGTTACACGAATACGATAGAATGGATAGCCGTCTGTGTCAACCCCTTGCTCCGGGGCTTCTGCGAGGCATCCGACTTCCTCATAGTGGGCAATGGACAACGTAGCCCGCTCCAACGATACCCAAGCGGCCCATGCCGCCGCGCGAAGCGCGGCAGTCGAACGCTCCCGCGCGCCGAATATGCGAATGTCAATCGCCGTCTCAGCGCCCTTTTTATCGCGCGTTCCCCATCGAGTACCTCCTATGAGCGTAAGGACTACGGCGTAATTGTCCGGCGTGATTTCCAAATCTTCCGGGATCGGGTCCGTCGTGAAAACGGACGGCACGGCACCGTCGCCGAAATCATACGTCGATAGATGCGCTATCAGGTTGGATTGGTTCATCAAATAGGCGCGAACGGCTTCGAGCACGGTAGGTGCAGGCATCGTAATATCCGGGAACCCATAGGTTCCCACGAATTCCGTACCGTCAGCGCCATAACCGACATTTAATTTCACCTCTGTCGCTGACGGCAATGCCAGCGTCCCGGTCAGCGCACCGCCATCGTAGGATACTCCATCCCGGACATCCCGCACTGCTGGAACATCTGCATCCGCCAAGCTCCAGAATCCACCGGTCAGTCTGGAGATATAATCGGCAACGGCAACGGCGAAAATCATGCGACCGTCCTCCCGCCAGTGCTCAGGGTCAGCGTAAACAGCGGAGTCGTGTCGTCCGTGTCGTAGAATGTCAAGGCATTCCCGGCGATCACAACCTTGCCGCGCGCAAAGGCCAGCATCTCTTTCACCGAGGCGTTAGCCAGGATAGCATTTACAATCTCCGCAACAGCATCGGCCTTGAGCGCGTCGGCGTCAATCGCATCTGTAGCTATCACCGCCGCCGTAATCGCGTTGTTCGCTAACGTCTTTGCATTCACGTCAAGCGTCCCGCTCAAGTCTTGCGCGTCAGTGCTAATGAGGACCTTGCCGTCTGTCCCCTGCAAGCCGTCAAGTTCAGTCTTGTTGGTGGCGATGTCTGCCTGCAAGGTTACAACTGCTGCATCAACTTCCAGGCCGGTAGCTGCGTTCCCGGCATCAACAGCAACCGCGTCCACCTTAACCTCGAGAGCGTTCAGAGAACTACCGTCAAGCCTCGTGTCGTCGTCTGTGACAGCCTTAAGTATCTGCGCCTGGTCAATACGCGCATCATCATTTATCGTGCCGGTGAAACCGCCAGCGACCTCGTCAAGCAGTGTTATATGGCCATGTATGCCAATCGTGCCGCCGTCATCGCAAGACGAATCGAGCGTCAGTTTCCCAGCCCCCTGTATCGTGAACTTCGATCCATCCGCCATTGTCTTGAGCTTGAGACCACCGTTGTAACCGGCAACGTGAATGGTAGCGGTCTGGTCAGTAAAGTCTAGGTTCGGTGGCATCGCGCCAGAACCGGCTGAACAGTAGTTCAGATGATATGTATCGCCATCTGAGATTGTTACCGTCTTGCCTGCCATGAGGGTACATTGCGTCATATGCGCCTTGCCCAAAGTACAATCGTCAATGTGGCAGTCGCGCAAACATATCTCATTCCCGGTTTCGGTCGCCGTGCCGGTAACTATTGCACCGATAACGCATATCCCATCGCAGGATTGTCCATTGAAATCGAGCGTATAGTTTATACCTTCCAGCGTGAAGTTGTCGCTATCATCGGACAGCGTAATAGCTGAACCGGCTGCAATGGTAAAGTGCTTCAATCCAAGCGCAGCGCTCAAATTCAATGCAGCCGCCCACGTGCTCACAGGATTATCCGCCACACCGTCAACATACGCCTCGGTATTCGTGTTCGCAGCATTGGTGTTAACCCAGATTGAACCATTCGCGTATCCGACGGAATCCGCGACAACCGCATACGAGCATAAGAGCCGATCGGTTGCAAAGGCCGTACCATCGGACGAATCAATGCGGAAGCGCACCTTGCCGAGATTCGCACCAGTGCCGACGTGCGCGGTGGTCAGGGCCAAGACTTTGGTCAATACCGTCGTTCCAT